GGCGGCCGACGTCGCTGTTGCTGCGACTGCGGTCCTTGCGGCTGTTGTCGCGGCCGTTGTCGCTGCTGCTGCTGTTGACGGCGCTGACGCCCCTGCTGCAGTTGCCGCCGCGGGTGCCGCCCATGCCGCCGATGCCGCCGATGCCGCCGCCCGTGCCGCCGCCCATGCCGCCCGTGCCGCCGCCCATGCCGCCTATGCCGCCTATGCCGCCTATGCCGCCGCCCGTGCCGCCTATGCCGCCGATGCCGCCGATGCCGCCGCCCGTGCCGCCTATGCCGCGATCAAGCAAGCAACGGCGGATCTAATCCGCGATCTTTGTTTGGCGGCCGTGTAATGTACACCCTTGCAATAGACCCGGGCAACTGTACCGGATGGGCATTGGCTTCGGGTGATACGATCCTGAATGCTGGCGTGTGTGACCCTAGCGATATTAACGATCGGCCCGTATGCTGGAAGAAAGGGCCGATCACGTGGCGCATGATAATCGAAATGCCACAAATCACACCTACCACGCCTAACCCTGCGAGCATTCTAAAACTGTGTGTTTCTCTCGGTCGCATGGTCGAATGGTTCCAGCGTGAAAGACCGCAATCGGGTCCCGTGTCCTACGTCTACCCGGTAACGTGGAAGGGCAACGTTCCAAAGGACGTGCATCACGCGCGTATCGTTGCGGCCCTATGTCCAGGGGAACGCGAGAAGGTGAAGACGTGCGGGGCGTTCATTCCCCACGCTAAGCGGCACAACATGCTAGACGCCGTGGGGCTTTGCCTTTACGCCGTAGGTAGGAGGGTGCGATGAAGGACGACGATAGGCCGCCCTTGCCCCACAACGTAATCCCTTTCCGGCCGCGCACGTCACGCCCCCCCGCGTCTACCTCGCCCGTGGTGGTACCTGATACACCCTATGCAATGGGCTTCCTCACGGGCCGGAACAAGGCCGCGGCTTTGGTCAGAACGTGGTGCGATGCCTACGGGGTTGACTATACGCTTTTGCTACAGATCGCAAAACAGATAGAGGAGATCGAACCATAATGGGCTGCGACATACACGCGTTTGTAGAGGTGCGCTTACCCGGTGCCGGGTGGACGCTAGTGGAACGCTTGGACATTGGCCGTTACTATGCTTTCTTCGCGGCGCTTGCCGGTGTACGAGGGCCGGGGCCAGAACCGCACGGCATACCCTTGAACGCCAGCGAGGCCTTCCACTATCACGCGGATTGGTACGGGGAGGACGGGCACTCCCATAGCTGGGAAAGGGGAGAAGACTTCCTAGCACTTTTCAAGAAGGTCGAGAACCATGAAGAAGCTTACTGGCCGTTTGCCTTGCGGGAGATAGTCGACGAGCACCCTGGCGAAACCCGCGTCGTTTTTTTCTTTGACAACTGACGAAACTCTGATAGGCTTAGAACACCGTGCCCGATGGTTTTCTATCGGGCCTTTTCTTTCCCCTTGCATCGCCCGGGCGATTGTGCTAGTATCGAACATGGTGCCCTATGGTTTCCAAAAGGGGCCGGTCTGGAAAAGATACTTGCCATGTCGATTCTCTTGCATCGCCCGGGCGATATGGTAGGGTATCTATATGAACAACGTAGCCAACACCATCGTTTCGCAACTCGGTAACAAGCTCTTTGCAATGCTCGGCGGGCGCGACCTCTTGGCGATGTCCTCGGGTTTGCAGTTCTCGATCGGAAGCGGCCCCAAGCGGATCAATAAGATCCGGGTCGAGCTTGCCGCCGATGACACCTACACGGTCCGCTTCTACCAAGGCCGGGGCTTGAACATCAAAGAAGCGTCTATGGTCGAAGGGGTCTACTTTGATTCTCTTCGCCAAGTGATCGCAAGCGGCACCGGGATGTACGTAAGTCTCTGAAAAACAAGGGGTCCGGAAGAATCGACCGGGCCCCATAAAAACAACTTGCGTCGCCCGGGCGATAGGATATAGTAAACACATGATCGCAATGACAACATACAAGTTTATCCGCACCTTTACCGCTGGCAATCTCAAGGGCTTGACCCACGAGGACACCCTTTCAAACGAATCGAGAAGGCAAACGCCTAGAAAACAAGGGGCCCGGAAGAATTCGCACGGGCCCCGTTCTTTTTTCCTGGACGTCGCCCGGGCGATAGGACATAGTATCTTTATGAGCAACGCACAACAACTCGAAACGGTTCGCAACGAAATCAAAGCCGCGGAACTCGCCTTCCGTTCAGAGCGCTACATGAACAAGCTTTGGAAAAAACTCTTCGCAATCGAAGATGCGATCAAGCTCTCGGGTGCATGGTCATGAAACGCCTTGACCTTGTGACCCTTCGGACCATGACAACCCCGTCCCGTAACGACCCTAAGACGGGGTTGCGGGGCGTGATCCATATCATCCTAGAAGCCGGGCCCGGCGATCTCTTTACGGTGCAACCCCTCGCCATGGTCGGGGGGAACGAAGGCAAGGTAAGAGTGCCGGCCGCTGAACTCGTAAAACACAAGAGGGTCAATTCATGATCATGCGTTGCGGATATTGGGTAGCAGTGACGGCCCGCGGGCTAGTCTCGTTTCACCTCTCCTACAAGACCGCGGCAAAAAAGGCCGGGAAGAAAGGTGAGTTGTTTCAAGCGTCTAGTCCGAAGGAGGAAAAAAAGTTCTGGCTACCCTATAAAAGAACTTGCATCGCCCGGGCGATATGATAGGTTATCTACATGCGAAAGACACTCGAACAAATCGACGCGGCGCGGATGGCTAACAGGACCACGGAGGGCAAGATCAAAAACCAGGCCCTTGACTGGCGATTGCAAAGGGAGGAGAGGGCGCTAGCGATTGAGCTGTATGGCCTTCCACCTGAGACACCCAACGATCGCTACGCGGCCACGGTAGGCGAGCTGCGAAAGTGGATTGCTCAAGGTTTCCGTTTTCGCTACTGAAAAAAAAACACGGTGCAAGGTCGAAAGGCCTTGCACCTTCGCCCGGGCGATGTATAGTAAACACATGAGCAACACGAAGAACGAAACCCTGGACCTCGGAAACAACGAAACCGTTTCACGTGGGATCTACGAAGTGCCGGAAGGATTCCTAGCAATGACATTCACGAAGTCCAAGACTTTCAAAACCCGCAAAGGCGCGGAGAGGTGGCTAGCAAAGTGACAACATATTCCCGCGCCAAGCGCAAAGCAAACGGGGTAGCGTGCATCGAAGTGCACCTACCCCTACCCCTAAAGAAGGCCCTAGATAAGGTAGTGAAGAAGGAAAAAAGCACGCGGTCCGCCATGGTCGAGGACGCCGTCACCGAATATCTCTACTTGCATTGCGGGGTAGACGTATGATCCCCTCAGAGCACATCACACAAGGCGAGCTTGCCGCGTGGGAGTATTGGCTAGCCAATGACTTGCACCTACCGGAAGACGCTAGCCCGATAGAAGCGGGGGGCGCCTTGCTCCTAGCGGCCGAACGCTTAGAACGGGCGATCGCCAGGATACGAATGTACGAGGAGAACGAGAGAATTTTGGAAGAGCAGATCGAGGGCCTAGCCCATGAAGAGGAGATCGAGAACTTGGAAGCGAAGGTAAAAGAGCAAGAAGAAGAAATCGACCGCTTGGAAGAAGACAACATAGACCTCCTCGCACAATTGAGAAAAGCCACATGAACAGCCAAACGAGTATGCTGCTAGACCTCTTGGAATCCGCGTTGCAAGAGATCGCAGATTTGCAAGAGCAGTTAGACAAGACCAAAGAAGAGCGCGACGACTACCGGAACAATCCGATCCACCTAGTGATAGACAAGGAAGATCCGGGAGAGTACAAGAGGAAATACGGTGAGGCTTGTGCGGAACTCGCAACGGTCTATTGCGACCGTGATGCACTTGCAAAGCAGTTGCAATTACGAGACGCGGCGATCGAAGTACTATCCAAACAAGTGGCGAAGCTTTCTGTTTGCCTGGACACGGGCGCCTATAAAGACCCGGAAGTCGAGATCTACGATGCTTGGCGGTTTGAGCCATGAAGATCCGCCTTTGCTCCGATCTACACTTGAACCACTACACGTCCGCGAAGCAAACGAAGATCCTGGACGGTATCACGTCCACGAAAACACCCTACGATCTGCTAGCAGTGTGCGGCGATGTCTCCGAGGGGCCCGCCCTAATCGGCCACCTTCGCCGCATTGTCGAGGCCAGCGCAGCACCCGTGGTATTCGTGCCGGGTAACCATGATTTCTCCGAGGTGGGGGAACTGCAGAACGCAAGGCTGCGAGAACTCGAAGGGGAGCTAGAGCAGTTCCGTGCTTTCACAGAACCTACATGGCTCGCGGGCAACATTGCAGGATGCACCTACTGGTATCCCTACAACGAAGAGGTTGAAACCCTAGCGCGCGCGTGGGGCTGGTACGACTACCGCATGATCCCGGACTTCGTGCGCTTCTGGAAGGCAAGGAACGCGGAGCAAGATATTTTCGTTGGTATCAGTGCCGGCGCCGTGGTACTCTCGCACATGCTGCCCTCGTTCTCTCTTGTGCATCCGGTGTACCGTGAAGACAAGAGCAACGTTTTTTTCGTCAACCCAAAGGGTGAGGACTTGATACAAAGGTGCAAGCCGAAGGCGTGGTTATTCGGGCACACGCACAAGTGGACGGATGCAATGGTGCATGATACACGGTGCATCGCCCGCCCCTACGGATACCCGCGCGAGAGCGAGAAGATCGATCTAAAGACGTATCACGAGAAAGCGACCTTCGACCTATGACTTGTGACGGATGCGGCGAGCCTGTACACCCCTACATAGGATGTATAGAGCACCTATTGAAAGTGATTGCTTTACTTCGGACTGAGATGAAAGTCTCTAGGCCTATTGTCCAGCTTACGAGGTACGCGGAATGCTGCGAGGGTGACGATGCTCATTTTTCTGCAAAGCACCAAGACCTAATGAGGGCCTACGATGAAGCGCTCTCTTTACCCTACGCGCAAACTTAGGGATCGAAGTACGAGCAAAGGGCCGGGTCCGTATGCGCCGCGCCGCACTTCGGGGGGAGAGTCAACGGATCACAAGACCCCGAAGAGCAATGGGCGTTTACGATGCACGCGGCGCCGTTGCCTAGCAAGGGCGCGCACGTACCGCCCGGGCCGCAATAAAGGCCGGTGTCCCCCGATCCTCGCGTGGAACAATTGGTGCCGATATGTGGATCGGTACTATGGCACGATTGCCCTATGGTCCTAAGGGGCGTGCATAGACCGGCCTCGCAGTAGTTACCCGACGTGCATTCGATGTCCGCGGCGCATGCCCCACCCAAAGGCACAAGGCCCTTATAGGCGGCAAAGCAATCGCGCGTGATAGCCTGCAGCTGGGAGGCCGGGATCCCTGTATCGTCGCACGCTTCGGATGCAAGACCAGCAAGGCACGCGGCCGCCTTCTTCCCATTGATCGCGATGTTGCTTTGATTGACGCCCGGGGAATCGAGTTGCATACCACTGAATTCGTACCCCGTGAAAAGGATCGCTTTGCACGTGGCCATATCGAACGGAAGGCCGGCGCAACACACGTCCCTTTGCCGCGTGCAGAATACATCAATCGACTTCGCCCGGAAGGTCAAGGCAGTGGAAGGCGAGGGCACCGGATTGCACGGCACCGCAAGCAAGAGAAAGGCCGCAAAGATTAGCGCGCGCATTAGAGCACCGGGTAAGTGTCGACGTAGGGTTTCAAAGCACATTGGTGCACAAGGAAACTGTTTCGATTTTCCGCTACTGCGATAAGCCCCCAAGATGCTTTCATGATCCGGAAGTTCCGTTCAAAGTACTCGAAGCTATGGGGGAAAGTCCCTACGCCAAAGGTAGGGCAAACGAAGGCGAGGATCTTACCCGTACGTGACCACGTTAAACCAGCATCTGTAGAATACATGATCTCGGCCGCACGGAAGGCGAGGGGCTGACCCCCAATGATTCCGATTCCGTAGATCACACCACCGAACTCCGCGAGGGCTGTTAGGTTCATGTTCAAATTGCCGCCCGGATTAGTCCAGTTAAGACCGTCAACGGAGTGATAGATCTTATAACTGACGTTAACTGTAGGATCGTCACATTGTACCGTAACCCAAAGATTCGTAGCCTTATCGTATACCGGACGAGATACGCAATCACTGCCAGCTGCAATTGTTGAAGTAGTCACAGCGGACCACGTTAGGCCGCCGTCATCCGAATACAGAAACTCATCACATCGGTTCATAGCCCACGTTCTATTTGGAGTGGGGCAATCGGGCGAAGAATAAAACCACCACTCTTTTTGGTTGATACCGACACCGAGACCCGCGGGCGTTACGACAGTCCAAACACCCCCAACGGTACGATGGGCGAAACGACCCACGCCCCCCATGAGAAGAGAGCCTTGGGGTGTGCAAAAGATATCAGACCACTCTTCTGCAACTAAAGCGAGAGGAGGAATCTCTTCGCCGTCCACGCCCGTCGTGAGATTGATCCCGATTACGTTTTTACCTACACCCGCATTATGGAACCAAGCAAACGTTCCTGCTAAGTTCGTGCAAGCATAGGCCGAATTATCTTGAACGTTACTTGTCCCATCTTGATAGGGGGCAAGACTTTCAAGATCGGACCCCAGCTGAACCATGGTATTGACGAAAGTCACGCTGTTATAGCCCAAAGAGAGCCATCCACCTGAAGGCATAGGGGCGCGTGCCGTACCAGTCCTATTTGCGATTTCATTGGTCACAAGACCCCAGTGCCCAATATGCTGTTTTCTCGTATGCTCTGCAGCCGCAACAATTCCCGCCTTATGCCAGTTGTCGAAAGCTCCAACGGCGGGATCATCCGGTGTGTTGCCGTAGTCTTTTATCGAAAGCGGGGGTTCTACCTTCGTGGGGCTTGTACCGCTCTCCCAAGGGTTACCCCCTCCGAGGTTGGGGAAGAAAGTTTGTGTTGCCCACTGCGGGATTTTGGGAAGTGTTGACATTGTTGTACCTTACACGGTCTCTACGTGGACCATTACGCGTCGGGGCAATCCGTCCGTGTGAGTATAGGCGCCGTGACGTGCGGGGGTTATGCCGTCCGTGTGCGTCCAAAAAAGGATCTCATTCAAGGGCGAGGGCGCGAACATGATGTAGCCCCTAACACCGGCCGGGCGAGTAAGGCGCATCGCTCGGACCAAAGAAGGGAAGAGATAGGAGGGCAAGCCCCAATAGAGAACACGAAAGGCCGCGTTCGTGTAGTCTGCATATTCCCAGTTACCTTGTGTGAGAACGAGGGCGGCCGTTTGTATGACGTCTTCCGAGGTGCCTTGGCTGCGATTGGTCCGAATGCGTAGGCGGATAGCAGCGCGCAATTCATCGTCGGATCGCCCTTGCCTATCCTCCCCGACCACGGCCGCAAGGAAGTCTAGTTGCTGGCCTACAGCATCATCCACACCACGCCCTTGGAGTATCTCCCAGAACACGCGTTCTAGATCTTGAAATTGCTTTAGCCAAGCTGCGAGAATTCCGTCGATTACCTTGCGCCCTTTGAACGCGTCAATCAAAAGGGCAAGGCCGTCGACAACGTGCGTATCCGTACGGACGGGGATCATTACGGTACCTGTGTAAGCTGGCTAACTGTGATGTTAATAGGCCCGTTGAAAAGAGGGATCTCCCGCGTCGCGATAACCTTGTTCGCTGCGAACAGAGGGCCGCCTGTATTGCCAAGGGTGTAAGCTGTGATGTCATGCACGTAGGGTTCCGCCATCACGACGGCACGCAACTGCTCCAAGATCACGTCTTGCCCCATGCGGAACGTCGACGCCTTGGCTTGCAAGCGCGCTTGAATAGACGCCACTTGTGCCGCGTTCCAACCCGGCAAAACTTGGATCGAGATTGCTTGTTCTAGGCTTCGTTGCGTGGCTCGCGTGAATCGCGCAGCTCTTAGGATTCCTTCGGTGTCAGGTACGAGGACAAGGATCGCACCATGGGAATAAATGCCCGCGGGCTTTGCGTCCCATACTGCTTGACCTACTTCGGCGTTGACCGCGGCCGGGGCGGTACCATCCCAGATCACTACTTCAAACGAATGCGCGGGAATGCCGTCCAAGTCAATAACGTCCCCCGTGTTCTCGAAAACGGTGCATTGAATTACACCGTCGACGCGTGCAACATCTGCCCGGATAGAATCGACCGTGCTCGCACCCGGGGCGGAAAGCTCTTGCTGCCTTCGTAGGCGCAACTCCGCGTCGGTCTCACGCGCACGGCCGGGTGTAGCGGAAAGAAGATTAGTGACAGTGTTCCAGCCCGGCACGGCCGTTGTGATCACTGTGATGCTAGCAGCGTTCGCGGTAATAGGGCCAGTGTCGACCGCGCGGAAAGGGAGCGAGTGAATACCGGACACGGCCGCAAAGTAGGTAGTGATTAGCTCCCACTTGTTAGAGGGCTGCCCGACCACGTTAGCAAGGGCGCCGGCTAGCAGGGTCGTACCTCCGTCAATGTCGCAATCGAGGATAACGGTACCTTGCGTCGCTTGTTCTCGGATGGTCCCTGAGAGCAAGCAAAGCGCGTCCAAAAGGAACCCTTCGCACGCGGCGGGATTGAAAGCGTTGTAGCAGGTCTGTCCTAGCTCCCAAAGCTCCGCGGCTTTCTTGGCGACGATACCATTCATTTGCCCTAAGGGCTGGTCTGTCGAAAGGTCTAGGCCAGGATCGATGTTGACCAATTGATCGGCCTCGATCTCTTGCTTGATCTCCTCAAGAGTTTTTATCGTAAGTCCGAGGGGGGAAACGCCTGCAGTCATGGCTAAAGTGTAGCCTCAAAGATCTGCTCTCCTTCGATCAAGAAAGGCTTGCCCGTGCCACCTTCGAGCCTACGACCATCCGCGCCCAATGCCTCAAAGTCTATGACAAGATCGCGCGATGCACTCTGAAAGTAGAGATCCATCCGAGTCACTGAGACGATAACAGGATCAAGCGAGAGGATGATATCTGTGAACAATCGACTGATCACATTCAGATCGGGGTTCTTTACGAAGACGAGCTGGAAGTACGGCACGCCCTCGCGCGTATCTAGGAACCATTCTCCACGGAAGAAAAGGAAGCGATTGCGTAGCTTGATAGCAGCGGCGAAGAATGGATCTTGTTCGATCGTGATCTTGCCGTTCGTCAAAAGGATATCCCCGTCCTGTGCAATATGAAACGCGCTCATGCTTATACCGCCTTTGCTACCGTTGTCGGGAGCAATACAACAGGAGGGGGAGGGGGCAAAACGATAGGGGGCACATTCGCGCCACATGCCGCAACGGCCGAAGTCATCCAAGCGGCCATAGCCGTTAAGATCGCTTGCATCCCTGTATACTTTACGAGGAAGTCACTAAGCGGCCCGTCCCCCACTTGCACGAAACCCCCGCCGATGAAAACGCGATCGGTGCCGTTCTCTTTTCCTAACACCATGCGTGTAGGATCCATCGAACCCACAAGCGGCGCCGTCACGGGCAAGAGGGGTTGCACGTCGGGATAGACGCCAGGGTATGCAACGGGGTAGCCCATGCTATGACGTCGCGTGTCTTGCGGTTCGCTAACCTGCCCCGTCGTGCGCCATTCTCCGATCGCCGTTTCCGAGAAGATCAACCATACGAAGTCCCCCGCTTGCAAAGGGAAGGTGTGCACGAAACCCCCGCCACGTGGGAACATCACAGGAACTTCGTCAATCGTAGGAAGCTCCTCGAATTCCGCGTCCCCATTCGCGTCCTGTAGTGCTCTCTTGATCTGAGGTTGCACGTTGACCGTTTGCAAGAGCGGATTGAAAGAGAGGACCTTCGCCGGCATAGCCGTATGCATACCTTCGCTTCGCGCATCATGGTGCGCTTCCAATACTTCGGCGAGGCTAACGGGTTCCGGCATGCGTCTATCCTAGCCTTCCTATTTCTTCTTCTTTTCAGTGGGAGTGCACGCTAGCTTTATGGTCCAATCATCGCCGAACGTATCGCCGTTGTATTCTGCATGCTTGATCCGGTAGACCCCTTTGACGAAACGGGAATCGAATACGACCCTTTGACCCGGCCGCACTTCGGGGATCATGAGCACGGTTGCGTTTACGATGCCGTCAGCGTCCACGGAAGGCGACCCTATCAGACCAGAATCCGCGGAGAGTATCAGGGGGCGATCGTCGAGAGACTTACCTAGATCGAAGATCTGCAAACGTTGATCTTGGATCGACCATTCGAGGCCGGCCGATCGACATAGGTCTGTCATGATTTGCGAAGCCTTCCCTGATACCACGGTCGACACTGGGAAGAGAGCAAAGCCCCGCGTACCTAGCTTGGCTACCGCTGCATTGATGTTGCCTAGACCTATGCCTTCCTTTGCTAGTGCCGCTGCTACCTTCTTCAGCACGTCGCCCGCGGGTGTCTTAGGGCCAACGGGAATGTTGAGGCGTGCCTTCTGTATCGCCTTCTCTCCGTCACCGCTGGTCAACGTGGTCACGATGTCAGATCCGTCTACTTCGGACGTTGCACTGCGAAGCTCGCCTTTGAAGATCTGGCTAATCCGATCGCCATAGCCGGCCTCTATAAGCACAGAGACTTTCTTCGGACTAGAGATGGCCTCTCTCGTCTCCGATGCCAAGTTGTATACCTTGACTGTACACGTATTAGGCTCTGCTTTGAGCGACTTCGCAACGGTGAACTCGCAAGCAAGCCCCGTGATCTCCGTTGTCCCGAGAACAATACGATAACTCCGGCC